AAATCACTAGATGTTTTGAGGCTTTAACAGGCTATTCAACTTCGTCATCTCCCGATAAAAACGATAAATGGGTTCATAGACCATTATGAGTGGACTTAAAGAAAAAATAACTCAAGCCAAGACAAGAAAAGAAATTAACGGTTTACTCGAAAGAGGTAAATCGTTTACCTATGCCTCTAAATCAACCAGAGCTAGATGGCAGAGAGAAGCAGACAAGAGATTAAAGGAGTTGGGACTATCCACGACTTCTAAAAAGAAACAAAGGAAGAAAACTAAAAATGAATAATAAGTTATATGATGCAGCAATGGCAAGGGCAATGGCAGACAAGGAAACTGCTATGTCTACTTTAGAGATTTACTTTAACAAACCCGTTGCTATCGGTGAACATCCCGATTTTGCTACTGAAATTGACAAGTATGTTGACTTGTTAGCAGGTGCTATCGACAGGATAAATGCGTTAAATCACTACAACAAGGAGATTTCTCTTGACTCCTGACCCCGATGGCAGTAGGTTAGAGGGATGGACTTAAATCCGAATGACAAACTACTATTGAAAAAAATCGTGACCCAACTAGCCAGAAGTGTCAGGGACATTCAGCAACGCCTTTATCAACAAGGCATGGCATCCCGTGACGGTGTTTGGCTAATTGGGGATTTGAAAAGGACTATTGAGATAGATATTCTCAAGAATCCTTCTTTGCCAGACTTGATAGACAAGGTTAAAACTGGCGACCAACCCCTTGAAAGCCTTACCTCAACCGAGAAATACGCCAAAAACCTCTCTGACATGGTTACTCCCGTCAATAAGGAGGCTATTGGAGAAAGCGTGAATCGTTTGCCAGAAGAACGACAACGCCGCCGCCGCCGCCGAAAAACCACAAACGGTGATCCAGAAGCAGTAGCCGTTGACAAGGAACTCCGCGAATACTTTGGTATTAAATTGCCCATGCACAAACACATGGCCAAAGTCAGAGAGCATTGGAGCAAGGCCAAGCCAGAAGATTGGGCATACCGATACCGTTGGGTATATGCAGGGCTATACAAACTGCTACCAAAATGGAAAAGGGATGTAGTGGACAAAGAACCAGAGGACAGGATTAGCAACGAGCTTGCCAGAGAAGTGGTTTCGACGGCTCAAGACTTCGACCTATACGATAAGCTAGTCCAAACATTGCCAAACGATTCAAAGATCAAAGCTGAATTAAGCAACCAGTTGCTTTCAACCAGTTACGAAAGGATGAAGAAATGACCAGTAAACATTTGTGGGACGAGAGGATGCGGCACTTGGTCAAAATATGCGCCCAACATCACTACTCCAAGAACAGGGCAACCCCGCCCCAAAAACACTTTTTAAGCGACTTTCGGGTTCGCAGAGACAAGCGAGTCAAGACGCTTGCCTTCACGACCAAGAGAGGGCAGCAAACGCTTGTAACATACAATTTGGAATGGCTCAAGAGGGCAGTCAATAACGAAGGCACTTTTGCGCCGGTTGATAATGTTGATGAAATATGTGAAATGATTGCGGCAAAAGCAGAACGCCGCTAACTTTGTTTTTAATATATCAAAAACCTTATTTGTAATATATGAAATCGTAATTAGTAACTTATTATAGCGTTATGGGAGAACTTGTGCTAGGACTTCTTTTTGTTTGGGTTATTTGGATGTTTCTTGTCCAGACGAACCAAGGAGGGGATTGATACCCCGAATTAATAAAATACTCAATGAATTAACATTTTAATACATTAGAGAGTATAAGCAGGGAATACATTAAATTGTATTCCTTTTTTTTATTGATATGAGATGTAATGGTTGTGGCGAATTTTTATTTATCCAAATATAACTATTACAATTAACTTCATCCCAAACCAACCCAAACCAACCCAATACATACCAAACCATATATTTAATTATATTTATTTAATTATGATAAATAAGCCGCCACTTTTTCAGATGCGGCCAAATATACCAGACCCCCCCTTTGCATAAATGCGACGGTCTAGTGCAAAAAAAACAAAGAAAACCTAACAAAAACGCGCCCAAAACCGTTTAGGAGGCGAAGGTGGCGAACTTTTCCGCCCAAAAAGCCAAAGTTTTATTGAATTTGATTGAAATATGAACAAAAGTAAACGAAATATGGCCAAATATGCCGTTGTAAGCATCTCAAAACAAATTAAAGAAACTAAAACAACCCCAAAAACAGTCAAAATCATTTAATAGTGATAATAAAGCCCATTAAGACTCAAAAATGGCTATTAAATACATATCATAGATATAACTTTTAATTCATTTTTAATTCATTTTTTTGTTGCATAGTTACCCCGCCTATTGTAAGCTATTCCTATGTCGAGAACTGGCAGACCAAAAGGAGCAGGGTCTTTTGTTAGAATTAGCCTGTTAGAATTAAATCGGGTATTGAAAGAGAACGCATCGGTGATAATAAATCGACGGTATGCGGAAGCACTTAATCTAGCCTGTCAACCATTCAAAGTGACCAACAATGCCGCCAGTATAAATGATCTGGTGAGGCAGGGAGTCAATGCTCCAGATGAGCCTAGAATGGCAATAGGCATACAGATAGAAAACTACGAAGAAGAATAACTTTTAATTTATTTTTAGTTAATTTATGAAAACTACTACTACTGATTACTTCCCTAGCCTTGTAGGACAAGACGCTGCCAAGCGTAAGATAACATTCTTCATTGAAGCGTATCAATCTAGCGGCCAGATACCGCACATTATGTTTGTTGCGCCCAAAGGAACTGGCAAGACCGTCTTTGCGAAGGCACTTGGCAGAAACCTTGTAACGAAGGATGGGCGGCCTAAACCGTTGCTGGAAATTAATTGTGCCACGATAAGCAACCTCAAGCAATTCTTCAATGACTTGGTTGTGCCGCATCTGGTAGACAGGGACGCTACTATATTGTTCGATGAATGTAGTGAACTGCCAAAGGATGTAACAATGGCATTGTTAACAATGTTGAATCCAAACAAAGATAATGTAACTGAATTTACTTATGATGATTATACTTTTGTTTGTGATTTTACTAGATTGAGTTTCATTTTCGCCACTACCGAGGCTCAAGATGTTTTCCATGCCTTGATGGACAGGATGGAGCGTATCGACTTGGAGGATTATTCCCATGACGAACTAGGTCTGATAATGAAGGGTATCAACGAGAAGCAGAAATGGCAAGGCAAGGTGCTTTCCCAAATCGCGCCGACATTGCGCGGCAACGCTCGGAAGGCTCAACAAATGGCAGACAAGGTGCGCTTGCACTTGGGCAAAAAGAGGTCGGGAGATAAAACTAATTTCACCTACGATGATTGGAAGAAGTTGCGTCGAACCTTGGACATTGCTGCTCTTGGGCTATCACGCGCCGAGATTCGTTTACTTCAAACATTGAGTGAACAGAAATTCACGCGCCTCACCAATTTGTCAGCAAAGTTGGGATTGAGTAAATCTTGTTTACAGCGCGACCATGAACTCTACCTCCAGAAGCACAATCTGATGGAGATTGACCCTCAAGGTCGTTGTCTTACAACTCGCGGCCAAGACTACTTAAAAAACCTTGAAGATTGGTTGAGTTAACAGAGTCTAATTAGTGCTATGATTAGGCCAAAGACATATCGGGTAACAGTTAGCGAAACCGCTGACAAGAAGATGAAGGTTAATAAGGTAGAATACCTTAAGAAGACCAACCAACACCTGTCGGAGTGGAAATCTGCTCGGGCAATCGGCACAACTTTTGTGAATTCTACCGATGGTAGGGTGCTGGTCAAAAGGTCGTCTAATAGCAGATAGATTATCTGCGGCGTACCTTGCGGGACTCATGCGAAAGCGTGAGTCCTTTTTTTTTCGCCAGTTTTTAAATAAATTGCAAATAATTATAATTGAATATTTGCCAGTTTTTGCCAGTTTATCAAATAAGTCCAAATAAATAAACGCCGGTTTATTGCCAGTTTTCAAATAAGCACCAAATAAGTATGTAAATATACCAATGAGTTGACAGATATACATAGATAAATGAGTAGAGTATTATATATAAAGAATAATTTAATAATTTTTTTGCCATTTAATTGTTGTAAGCTATTGAGTATCAGAGACTTACGAGGCGCGCAGCCCCGCGCGTAAGTCATTGACAGTCAACGACTTAGAACACGGCGCGTTCGCAGCGTTCGTATCCTGCCTCTTCCAGTATTTGCGGAATCAGGTTTATATGATTGGGGTTTTCAAACAATAGGGCGTGAGCTGTTCGCTGGTCGGGTCGCCATGCTATCTGCACCCTTTTCGCATCAAAGCGCGTCACGGAATATTTCCGCTTCGGAGAATTGTGATATCTTGTCATGTTTAAAAAGAGGGGCGAGGCTCGTGCGCCCCGCCCCCTAGCGTTATGAGGTTAGACAGAAATTGTAACTGTCTTGTCCTCTTTGTTTTTTGGAACGGGCTTCAGCAGCGCATCCCAAACCTTGTTGTCCTTCAGCGAGCGCGTGAAGGTTGACAGAACCTTATTCTCGACGCTGCGAGAATACTCGAACCGCTTCGGCGCGACTTGGTGAGTCAGATGCTCGGTGGTCGCGTTGTAGAGGTTCCACAGATTGCGAGCCTTGTCAGCTTCGCCGCCCCTGCCAAGTCCCTCGACCTGACCGTTCCAGATGAACTCGATGGAGTCCTTGAGAGATTCCGACAGCACCTTCTTCTGGGCAAGGTTATTCAGAATCACGACACCCTGTTCTTGGGTGACTTCCCTCTGGGTGAACTCGGCCATCTTGTCGATGGAGTTTTCCCAGCGTTCAATGGCCATTTCGATGCCATCCTTTATCGTGCCAACATTGATCTTGTTGGTGTGCCTTGCCGTGATTGAGGCCATGTTCTCGGTGGAGGTCATGCCGTTCAAGCAGAGCAAACGAAGCGAACCGATGCCCAGCCCTGCCTTGGTGGAACGGTCAAACGAGTTCCGCAAGTCGAACACCATACCTACCGAGTCGCCCACGGCAGGAGTGAGAATGCGCTGGTTCTTCGGGAAGCTATACCGCCCGTAGAAGCGCGCACCGTTTTCAGTCACCGAGACTTCGCGGGTGAAGTCCTGCAACTCCTTGTAGTCGTTGAAGGCGTTCTCCAACGACTCGACTAGCACCCCGTTCTGGAGCAAACCGTATTGCTCGCTGATGCCGTCACCTAATGATTCGCCCGTATCCGTGCGAACATTGCTCCACTTCCCTGTCCAGCGATAACCGTCGCCGTGCGGGATGTAGGTTTTCCTCTGCTCGACTACATAGTCGAACACCGATGTATGGGGTTTACTTGGTCTTGCCATAATCTGATCCTTTCCTTAACACGCTTTATATCTTACCACAGGAGGGTTATCATAGCAAGCACTTTTTACGGTCATAGGCAAAAAAGTTTCTCAATTAAAAGCTTGACACGTAAGTCCCTGAGTATCAATGACTTAGCTCGCCGCGGCTGCCCCGCGCGTAAGTCTATGATAGTCAAAGGTTTAAGAGCGAGTGGGGGGAGTCCCTATCACAATTAACAGGCCGCAGCTGGGAATCCGCTAAGCCACCCCCCACTCACTTTGGATATTCTATCACAGTTAAACCCCTGCGTCAAGCAAATTATTATTGAAAAAAACTGTTGACATTGTTTCCCGCCTATGGCATACTTTTAACAGCGTTTAGAGGAAAAGACTATGTTAGGACAATTAACATTCCAGAGAGACGGAGAGGAAAAGTGGTATGGCAGTTGCGTCACTAATTCGGAAACGGCATTAGGACTAATGGCAAATTCGCTTTTGAATCATCTAGCTACAAGCAAGGTCAAGGAAGCAGATAGCAAGAGTTTGACATTTATGACAAGCCCTGACTTAATGTTACACTATTTTCGTAGGTCAATCAAGGCAAGACTTATTCAAGACGATGAAAAAAGGATTGAAATGGGTGAATCTCCATTGTATAGTGAGTGGCATACGGATTTTGACGATAGCCGTATCGACGAAGATTCAATGAAAGCGGCTATTGACGAAATGGAGAATTTGCAATTTGTGAATAACATTAAACCGAAACAATGTGTGCCTGACCCACACAGGCTCGGTAGCATAAACGGCAAGACACCATCTTTTAATTCTTATGAGTAGAGACATTATTAAACAAGGCGATTGGGGCTATGGCGATGTTGCGGGTCTAGCCAAGGATGTTGACAAGGGGTACAAGAAGTTCCTTAAAAAGCACGGCTTGGAACCAGAAGGGCCGAAAGATTCTAAAGGTAGGCCCAAAAGAATTTCTTACGGTAACAGTAAGAAAAGTTAAACTATAATACTTATTATGGCATCAGAAAAAAAGTCTGCCGATGGCAGCAAGAAGGCGATGGGCGCATTTCGCATATCGCAGAGCATATTGGACAACCTAAAAAAGATTGCCCAAGAAACAGGAATCCCAGCATCGACTATTGTCTCTCGCTGTTTAGACGAGTCAAAGGTCAAAGAAGTGACGCGAAAGCATCTTGAGGATTCTTTAGCCGCTATGGACTAAAGAAGGGTGGGGAACACACCTAGCACACGGGAGGGGCGAGCAATCGCCCCTCCTTTTTTCTCTTGACATTCGTCCCCCTCTTTGCTATACTTGTTTGCGTTATGGGAATTGATAAACTACTGATTACATTTGAAAACGCCAAGCTGAAAGGCATTTGGCACTTCTCATTGCCCTCTGGCTGGACTTGTCCCGGCGCGAAGAATTGCCTCACAAAGGCCGACAGGGCGACAGGCAAGCTGACAGACAGGTCGACACCAGTCGACGGCGTATCGTATCGTTGTTATGCAGCAGGGATGGAAGCAACCTACCCTTCCGTGAGAAAAGCTCGTTGGGATAATCTTGACAAGTTAGCAAGGGCGAAAACAGTGACAGGAATGACGGATTTGATTTGCCGAAGTATACCCGAAGGGCTGCAGAAGATTGGCGGTTTCTTGCGTGTGCATATTGGGGGGGATTTTTTCTCATATGACTATTTTGACGCATGGATGGAAGCGGCAAAGCGTTTCCCTTTGGTGACATTTTACAGTTATACAAAAAGCGTTCAGTTTCTGGCTAGGTATCTTCAATGTTCGGAAGCGTTGCCGAGCAACTATGTTTTCACTTGTTCGTCAGGTGGTAAGTTTGACCATTTGATCGCTGGGCTGGGAGTCAAAAAAGCGACAGTATTTTTTTCACAAGAGGAAATTGACGCATTGGGTTTGGATGTTGACCACACCGATGAATTTGCCATACATGGCGAAAAGGATTTTGGTTTGCTCCTGCATGGGGTGCAGCCAAAAGGTAGTAAGTCTGCAAAGGCTTTGCGGGAACTCAAAAAGAAAGGATTCACAGGGTACAAGGCCGCATAATGCTAATCATAGGACTGTTGGTTTTATGGTTTTGCGTAGCTATCATAATTAGAATGCAAAAATGAAAATAAACGAAATAAGAAATGGAGCCCTGTATTATAATACAGAGACTAAAAGAACAGAGCGTGTCATAGGTAAGGTGTCACCGGTTAGAGTGCTAACCTATTGGCATCAAAAAGACGAGCGAAGCTGGAACCACCGAAAGCTGGAGAAGGCGACACAAGAACAGGTTGAAAACTATTTAGATAAAATAGATATGTCTCCCATTAAATTGAGACTGCGAAAGGCACGCGCTTTGTTGTCTAATATGTTCAGGCAGCAAAAGGAAACAGTCTGATTCTATCGCCGCCCCCTAGCGGGGCGGCTCTTCCCTAAACCATTGATGTTCAGTGACTTAGCGCGGCGGCTGCCGCGTGGGGTAAGTCATTGACTATCAACGACTTACGATGTTAACTTTTATGCTTGACTTGCAAGCACGTGTATGATATACTATACGCATGAAAACGAGTTCGGAAAAGCCCAGACTACGAGCACTTGTTCCTTGGAACACAGGGCAGCGTATACATACGCCCAAAAAGGGTAAAGGGTCATACAACCGAAAAAAAGGTAAAAAAAGTAGTTGACTTCACCACCCTGCTGTGGTATACTATTAAAAGTTATGAAGGAAAGATTCATTGACACAGGATGCACCTACACCGAGGCTTACGAGCCGGAACACACCTACACATTCACGGGGGCGTGTTTGGTTACTGGTGACAATTATAGTGTGACGGTTAAAGGGTCAGAGCTTTTTGACTTTCGTCGTACTGGCAACATTATGATGCTCAAGTCGTTGTGCGCTGGTGACAGGGAGTTTTTAATCTCTGGAACAAGCCCAATGGGTTGGGAAAAGTTGTTTGGAACAATGGAAGAAATTGCCCAAGAAGCATGAGCAAAGAACCAAAGGGATTCATTAGCTGGAAAGATGCTGGGCCTCGCAAGATGATGGACGGCATCGAGGTTGCGCCAGACCGCGTGAAAGTTTACTACAACATTCAGAAGGAATGCCTTTCGGTGATTGATGCGGAAACTGGATTGCTTTATTGTCACGCTCATCGTGTTGAATTGCACAATGCGGAGTTTCGAGTGCAGGAGGCGGGGCGGCAACGAGTCCTTCGGGAAAAGCGTAAGAATGTTCACGCTTACATTATCGGCAACTGCCATGACATTGGCGAGGTTTCGAAAGAGCGTCATCGGTTAGTTCGTGACAAGATAGAAAAGTATGAGATTTGTCAATGCAAAGGAACCATGTGGTGCGAAAAGTGTGTGCCAGAGTCAGGCGAGGAATTTCGTCATGCTTATTACAATCCTTATAAGTATGATACTTTTGTAGATGACATATCTAAAAAGTCATTGTTTAAGTCAGAGCGTGTTGTCGTTAGGGACAAGACGGCTGTTGGGCCGCACTTCAACATATTCTACATTCCAGAGCCAAAGCCAAAGCGTGTGCCGTGGAATAAAGGATTGAAGTATACCTTTGATCAGATGGGCTTTAAGAAGAAGCATCCACGCCGTAGAAAGTATACGCCAAAGAACGCAGAGAATTTAGTTAATTTAGGACTTTTATGAGTTATTATCCGACAGATTGTGCAGAGTGCGGCAAGCCCATAGAAGGAGCTTGGGAATCACAGGTAGAGCTTGGCGTAGAGACGGGCGAGCTAAAGAACACAGACGCCAATCGTTTGTTTATCTATGACAAGCATATCCGCTGTTCGCCTAGTAGGGCGCAGAGGATAGTGCATCCTGACTTTCCTCCTGTTGTCGATGACAGGGAAACGTTTGACCAACGGCTTTGGCCAAAGGATAAGCGCGAGAAGTACCGTGTGTTGTATACGGAGGCTTGGGTGCGTTTACAGTCCAAGCATAACCCTAACTGGGTTGACAAAGAAGCCCGTGGGTGCTATAATGAGGGAATGGATGACATAAATGATTTATTGGAACAAGTGAAGATTGAAATTAAGAACTTCTCGGAAGATTTTCCAGAGAGTCGTGGAGAGATGCTGACTGATGTTCTCTGTCATAGGATAGAAGAACAGTTTGACAGGTTCAAGTTTGCGATGGATTAGGCTTGACCTCGGCCCCGATTTGTGTTACTATTACTTTAACGAATGACGATAAAAGACAGAGTAAAGAGATGGCTTGGGATGGCTCCCAAGGTTACTAACTATGTGATGGTTTATTCACCCGAAAAACACGCTACCAAGATTTATTATCTCAAGGGGGCGCGTAGAGGGTGGAAGCCACTTTACAACGATGGGCGTGAAGTAGGGTTTTACGCTCGCGTGATTAACCGTGATGGCGATGTTCGGGCCTTTCGAGCAGACAGAGTAATTTCTCTGGCTGCTTTGTAAAAAGGCGTTGACATTGAACCCCGACCATGCTATCATATATTTTCTTGGTTGATTTGGTCATGAACCAAGGTTTGGGTTGTTGAAAGTCTGGCAGGGCGGACTTAAAAGATTAGGGTAGGAATACAATGCTAATCACTCCCTGACCCTTTATTTGGGTCGCACCTAGGTTCGCGCCTAGTTAGAGGTAGCACCTCATAAAAAGCGGCCAAAGTTCTTTTATATAATTTGAGTTGGCGAGTTAAATACGCCTCCATCGCCAAACCTTTTCCTTGGCGGGATGAAGGGGAGGACAGGGATGGTAGGACATCTTACGCGACTGCGCTTGCAATACAGCGCGATCATACTGCTGGTGGCGCGGCAGCAACTCAATTCAATTTTCTCTCTCGACGGAGTGAGATCGGTGTGACGGAATAACCCCTCCCAAAGGGGTAACGTAGCGACTGCGACAAGTACGGAGACCAATCGGTTGAGGAATCTCGTGGGTGAGTCCGAAGTAAGTAGATCTGAAACATTTGTTTTCTGGGTACTGAAAAGGTGCGGGTACACAAATACTCCCGCCACCATTTTTTTAATACATGGATTATCAAGAGTTGATAAAAGCATTTGAAGAAGAAGAAGTAGTGAAAACAAAACATTTACAGAAGAAGGCCGCGAAGAAGAAGGTCACACGAAAGGTAAAGCATGACAAGATTATCATGCGGGATCATGTTCGGAGTGAAATGCGGAGGCACATTGATTACCAAATTAGGTCTCTTCGGCAAAGAAACGCAGCCGACTGCGATGTTGTTGCGTTTATCAATAAGAAGTTCGCACAGATACGTCAAGTAATTTCGGAGTAATTTAATTATGGCAAATCAATATCAGCCCCACGAATCGTATAACATGAACCCCAAAGTGTTCGAGATCATTAAAGCTCTTGGAAAAGAGAATTCCGAGTCTTTAAGTGATGTATGTGAACTAATGCATGAAGTATCTAGCCTAGTTAAAAAGCAACAGCTAGAGATTTCGAGTTTACGAGGAAGCGTGGAAGGACTCAAATTAAATAGAATGAAGAAGCTCGAACAAATTCAAAACCTAAAGACGCGGATGAAGGAATTGCAGCCGAGCGGCGGCGATGCATTCGATGACCTTCCGTTGGAAGAATCTTCCTGAAGAACTGAGTTGTTATTATTCATGCTCACGACCCCTCGCTTCGGCGGGGGGTTTTTTTGCGACAGGCAAATAGGAAATGTTTAAATACCAAATAAACGCGAGGTGGCCAAGTGGTTAAGGCGGCGGTCTGCAAAACCGCAATCGTCGGTTCGATTCCGACCCTCGCGTCCATCTCTTTGATTATCAATGACTTAGCTGGGCCGCAGCCGCGCTTGCTAAGTCTATGATAGTTAACAACTTACGACAAGAAAAAAAAGTGTTGACACGGACACCCTCTGATGCTATAATGTGCGGAGTTATGACAGAGAAGATATACAACAAGAGACATGGCGGGCCTTATGATCGAGGTTCCGCAGATCGCTACTACGGCAGAGGCAGCAACCCGCACTACTACGAAGGTGGAACAGGTTCATCCAAGATGGTAGAGGAGAAGGATATGACGGCATCGGAGATAGAAGCCTACAACCACGGCTATGACACCGAGACCGACAGGAAACAATGGTACTAAAAAGTGCTTGACTTGTTAACCTGTTTGTGATACTATATTAAAAGTTATGAGAGATATGACCAAAAGAGCAGCGAAGGAAATCGAACAGACCCGTTTGGCTATGGCTGATGTTGAGGGTTCGTTGACCCATGTCGAGCATTTGTTTAATCGTGCGCATAATAAATGCTACTACATGGAAGGTGACATTGAGGACATTAGGAGAATCGTCAAAGAGCAAAAAGACATCCTGACGACCTTACGGAAAGGGCTTAACAAGGCTAGGTTCGACGATACTTTTTCACCGTTAGGCTTTGAGCTTGGAGAGGACGCATGAAATTTTCAGATATTAAATTTAGGTGTCACGGGGTAGACCCCGAAGGTGTTCACGGAATCGTTCGTTTCAAGAACGGTTATGGTCTGTCTGTTGTTCGTCATAGTTATAGCTATGGCGGCAGAGAGGGTAAGTATGAGTTGGCCTTGTTGAAGATCGGCACACTTAAAGGCGCGTCACAGGAAAATGACTGGGATGTTGTTTACAACGAAAAACTGGGCTATTCTGATGTTCGCGGCTGGATGACAGAAGAAGATGTAGAACACGAACTTAACAAGATTGAAAACGCCCCGAAGTACGATGAGACTGACTGCTACAGTAGCGTGTCTTTTGCTCATGCTGTGCCAACAATAAAATGAAAAATAGAATAAAATGGTTAATCAACGATACTGGACTGAACGAACTCGATGCGTGGTGGCGACTGGTCTGGACGGCAGCGTTAATGGCTGCGGGCCTTAATGCTGTTAACGCGCAACACACACATAACAATGTCAAACTTACTAGAGAGACGAAGGTCATTGCGATTACTATACTTGCCGAGGCGAGAGGAGAGGGGCAGGGAGGGATGTATGCGGTTGCTGCTGTCATTGCTCAACGAGCATTTGAACGAGGTAGAACACCAAAAGAAGTCTGTCTCAAGCCCTACCAGTTCAGTTGTTGGAACGGTAAAGCGTTAAAGAGCCTTGAACACTTGCTTAAAGTTCCACAAGCCAAATACGCTATCTCTCTGGCTAAAAACATAAAACTTTTAAGTCGTGATTTTGTTGGGTTTGCTAATCACTATCATAATAATAAAATAGATAAACCGAAATGGGCTAAAGGAAAGAAGCCTGTTAAGGTTATAGGTAATCATATATTTTATAAATTATAAAAGTGAAAAAGCGAAACAGCAAATAACATAATAATGACTCTAGCGTAGTTATTCATCTCTCATAACCACGCAGCCCTTCCGAGCTTTCATGTTAGCTTGGGAGGGCATCTTCTTAAGCCCTTGACTATCAATGAGTTAGGTGCGCGGCAGCCGCGCTGGTAAGTCCATGACTATCAAGGACTTAGCGCGCGCTTTTACCACTCGTCGCCGCTGTCGTAGCAGCCGTAGTCCTCATCGGTGCCGAAACCAGCACTCGCCAACGCCCATGCGTCCGCGTCCACCGCGTCCACATCGTCGTCCTGACCCTCGCGAGGATCGAACTCCACGACCTCGCCGCGCATCACGACGCTGTCATGCTCCTCGGCCAAGTCCATGGCCGCGTACAACCCCTCGGTCGTAGTCGCGAACGACTCGACCCCGTCCTCTAACTGAACAGTAAACATATTCATTTTCTCACTCACTTGTTATATGATATCACAGGAAATTGACAATGTCAACAAAAAAAATCAACTTTTTTCCGACACGCTCTTGAGGGTGCGGTCGGGCTGCACCTTCATCAGAGGGAGGCCAGTCCTTTTGGCCTCGGCGTCTGCCCACCACCAGTTGCGATGCTCACGGCGACCATTCTCAAACACCTTGTCGCCTACGACCCATATACCGCGCTTGATGTTGTTCCAGCTCAGCACCTTGGTGCTCCAGTCGTTGTTCATTTTCTCACTCACAGGCTATATGTTATCATACTCTAAGGGTGAGATCAAGCACTTTTTTCACTTTTTTTCACTTTTTTTTCGTGTTGTAAGTCGTTGGTAATCAGTGAGTTACTGCCGCGGCGGCCGCGTTCGTAAGTCTTTGACTATCAGTGAGTTAAGGCGGTTATACTTTTCGGATTTTTTTATAATCATTTGGGCTTAAAAAAACCTCCGCCAAGGGAAAACCAAAAAACCTTGGCGAAGGTACACGTCGAAATGAAAAACAATACCGTTCGGCTAACCTCCACCGACAGGGACTACAAATTTATAACCCCGAGCGAGGCTCGGGTGCGGATGGCTTACGCGCCACCTAGCTGCTTGCGGATCTCCTCCAGCGCAGCCTTGTCGGCGTTTTCGGCCAACTTGTCTTCGGACTGCTCCGTCACCACCTTGATGAGGCGCAATCCGGTGCGGAGTCGAGCGATCAAGCCGTTGGGCTTCTCCTTCTCGACCATCGACCACTCGGCCAAACCCTTGTCGCGCAACGAGCTTAGGTGCTGGTTGACGATGTTGGCCGTAGTGCCGTCTTCTCGCCATGCGGCGATGTCCTTCGCGGTTGGCTCCTTGGGGGCATTCGGGTCAGCCAGTATGCCCTTGAGGCCGAGGTAGGTCAGGTATTGGTGACTGGTCAACTCTACCCCGTTGTCCAGTACCGTGTTGCCCTTTCGGCTTGGTTGTGGGCGGTTCGCCGTGCCGCCTGATCGTTTGGCACCGAGCGCTAGTTTGGCGATTTGCTCGATGTTCCGCAAGGCCGTGCTGCTCACGCCTTGCCCGTTTTGGGCTCTTGATGAGTTATTCATCATATGTTAGTAGTTTTAGTCGTTTTCACTCGCACTTCAAAAAGTATACTACAGGCGGGTCTTGTTGTCAACTGTTATTTTATGATAGGAAAGCCAGCCACGCGATAACAGCAATTATCAACAAGGCCGAATCTGGATTGTCTTTCATCGTTTGGGCGGGATCTATCATGCTATCTTTGACATAGCGAAGGTAGTCCTTCGTTTCTTCTTTCGTCGGGATGACGTGTTTAGTCAAGAAGTTCATTAGAGGCAATCCTCCATCATTCCCTGCCAGTATTCGCTAATAGCTTCGTTGATTACTTCTGCGTTGAACTTGTGGCCATCTTGTTCCCAACAATCGTGTAGAAAGCTGATGAAGTTTCTTTCGGTCATCAGCATCGTGATGCCTTCGTCGCCGCCATAGTAACCGCCGGAAAGCTCTCTCCCGTCCAGTATTTCGCTGGCCGCTGCCTTGTATTCGTCGAACGTCATTTTGTTTTTATTTTTCATGTTTGTTGTTTCTCTCACTCACTTGATATATGCTATCACAATTAATTGAAAAAGTCAAGCACTATTTTCATTTAAAACGAATCCGTGGAAACTTTGATTTCGCAATGATGCGATCCGTCACAAACGCTGCGTACAGCGTCTGGCGAATCAGAGCCACTTGCAGTCTGACGGCCACGGCAAGCGGCACCAAAACTATCTCAACGGCCCTGAACACTAATCCTTCTTTATTTTCATTTTTCATGTTTTTTATTCCTCTCACTCCCTTTAAGATAAAGCAATCACAATTAATTGCAAGCATAATCTAGTAATTATCTTTGTGAAATCTTCCCTTTGGCGACCTATCTTCAAAGCACTTGGTTATTTCGACCACTTGGATGATGTCTCCGTACTTGGTCGTGTTGTTAACCTCGCTTGCAAGGAATTGGTCAATCATCTCTTGCTTGGTTGTTTCTAGCGAATAGGTGTTGCCCATAATCGAATTACAGGTAGCAAGGTAGTGATTGCCCGTATAGGTTGGGTTCTTCTTCACCTTGAAGGTGACATTCCAGAAGTATATGTAGTTTTCGGTATCTCTCATAACAGGAATTATCTTATCATACTTTAGAAAAAAGTCAACCATTAATTTTATTTTTTTTGGTTGTTTCCCGCAATTTGGCCTCGCGCTTGCGCTTGGCTTCGATGTAGCGTTCGATTTCCTTCAGGGTCATGTGGTTTTTCTTGAACATATCTCTCATAACTGAAAACAGTATATCACAACTGTCAGAAAAGTCAACACTAAAAACAACTTTTTTTTTATTTTTTTTTGTAAGATTATGCTTGACACGTAAGTTACTGACTATCAAGGACTTAGGCGGCGCGGCAGCCCGCCGTGCTAAGTCACTGGTGGACAATGACTTACAAGCCGCAGGCGTAGCAGGGTAGGTAGCCCTCAAAGGGTGAGTCGTTCCCATTCCACGCACCACCACCCCAGCCACCACATCTAGGGCAAACCTCTTTGTTTTCCTCTGATAGTTCCTCCTCTTTATTATCAGGGTCTTTTCCTCTAATGGGCTTGGTGTATCGGTACTGCTGTTTCATTCGTCATCCTCCGACATGGGCCATATAGGCCACACCTGTTCACCATCTGCATCTAGCACCTTGCTATTGACACGTCTGGCATACTCTATGGCTTGCTCTAGGGCCTTGTGTTGTGGCTGCTCCTGTATATAGAAGCCCACACCGTTGACTGTGTAGCACTTGGTCATAGCAGGGCGGCGCACCCTTCACGCACCTCTGATAGTGGCTTGGGTGAGAAGTGAAGGTCACGCTCTACCAGTAGGCCGAGCGGCCCACGTGCAGCCTCTAGCTCTTTCAAGCTGAAGTATCCTAGCTCTGGCTCCACGCCATCCACTAGGCCGAAGAAGGTATCCACACCATCAAACTCGGTAGCATACCACGTCCAATGACTATCTGGCGTGAAGTATTTCACCACCACGATTGTCTCTGATTCGCTCTTGCCATCGTTAGCGTATAGCTTGGGCAAGTCCTCTCGTATCTGTTTGGTCAGTAGGGTCATATCAGTATCCTCTCACATTCTCGAAACACACCTCACATAGCTTCACCGCGCCGATGAAGGAAACGTACTCATCGAATACCACCTCGGTGTCTCCGCACTCGTCGCAGCACATCTCTGCATCCTGCGCCTTGTTGGCCATCTCACACCATTGGTCGCATACGGCTTCCATCTCTGCTTTCGCTCGCGGGTCTTTGAGCGCCTCGTTGTAGATTTGGGTCGTTGTCATTGTCTCACTCACTGGGAATATTGTAACACAAGGGGTTTACATTGTCAACATCTTTTTTTGCCTGCTGCTGCATGGCGTTAAGCGATTCTTCTGCTTGACAGACATAGTCATCCACCATCTCAGCGTCAATCCGCTCAATGGCAACGCGAGTACTGAGCTGCCTCTGGTATTCGTCTATTTTTAACTGGTTCATTAGTCGTCCTTTACTACTCGGAACCATGCTCCACGCACCCGCTTGTTCAGCGGCGTGTAACTTGACCACTCGTCCAGACTAAGCTCTCTGACTGTCTCAGCGCCCTTCATCCAAGGCCCTTTGACCTTGACCGTTTTCCACTCTCTGTCTCTGTCTCTCATAACTGGGAATAGTCTATCATAGCTTACCCCTAAAGTCAAGCCCTTTTGCAACTTTTTTTCGTTTTTTTTTCGTATCGTAAGTTACTGAGTATCAACGACTTACGGCGCGCGGCTGCCCGCGCTGGTAAACCATTGACTATCAGTAGGTTACAGGCACGTTAAAAAAATTATACTTTTAGGAGATTAGTATAAAAGATTATTATGTGATTTATTTTGTTTTTATTGTTGACATTTGCGGAGATTGTGTTATACTATGTCCAGTTATGAGAGATAAGAACATGAAGCCGAAGATGGTTAAGTTAAGAGGCCCGAACGGGACAACCAAAGAGATCACTCTGGACGAGTGGAACAGCTATACGCCACTAAACAGGCACGCACAACGAGTGACCGCATTGGCTCACACGCTCAGAGAGATAGACGAAGCTGCTGAAGCTAGGAAGGTTTGATATGAATAACATTACCGAAACGATTACGGCATGCGATCAGTGCGGAAGCACGGACATGGGTGAAACTGGCGGAGTACATCATGAGGATTGTACCTTATGCGATGACTGCCAAGAGGACAACATGGATGAATTTGAGGGGTACGATGCCGAGCCGGAGGATTAACGCTTGACATACTAACCCTTAACTGTTATACTTTGATTTTGCTTATGAAAACAAACTACTACAAAAATCACGATAGGGTGGAGAAGGTTATCTTTGGCTGGCTACGCAAAGCGTGGATTGCTTTCTTTATAGTGTGGGGCATCGCAACCCTCGCAGCAGACGAGCCGAAGCTAGAACTAAAGATAGACAGGGAAGGTTCGTTGCAGGGAGTATACTTTGAATTAAAAGATATAACTCCTTATGTAATGTATATTCTTGAATACTCTACTGACATGAAGAACTGGACTGAACTTGTTCAGCTCGGCACATATCAGAAGGGGCGACATCAACAGAGCAAGTCGAGCATGACATCTCCCCTCTGGGAGTGGGGGAGATTGCCAAAAGTAAAATGCTTCTTCAGATTAAGAGAGGTCCGGTAGGGGGAGGGGTAGACCTACCCCCTCTGCTTTAAAGGGTCATAAATAGGGGGCGCGGCCCGCCCCCCTTTTTGAAAAGTAAGAGTTTTGCGACGCGTAATATGATTCAGGGGGGGTTAATTTTCATTCTCCCCGAGGATTCGCCAATTGCCTTTTTAGTAAACTCGAAAAAATCCCCGGGGCTATTTAATTAATATCCAAATTTATAATATACAACCCCAGTTTAAACCAATATAATAAAAATATAAAAACATTTATAGAAATAGGCTCAAGCGATTTCGATACATTGCTTCCCCTGTGCAGGAACGGATGGCGGGGCGCTTTTGTTGAACCGATTCCGTTACTAGCGGAAAATATGCAAAAAAATATAGCGGCCGAAGGCCTTCAAGCGGCGGTTATCAACATGGCTGTCTCGGATAACGATGGCGAGCTCAAGATGAAGAAAATTCTAGGTCACAAAAACTCTGGTCTCGTGGATTCACCCATTAAAGAGGGAGATGTATCATGGTACAGAGGGACGTCTTATGTTGATTTTGCGAATGTTGAAGGAATAAGATACGGTGTTCCAGACAATGAATATTTATCTTTTGAAAGTATTACTGTAAAATGTGTCACGTTGAATACGTTAGTAGAGATGCTTGATCTAGATTCAATAGATTATATGCAAATTGACGTTGAGGGACATGAGTTACATATACTTGAGAATTACAACTTTAAAATACGCCCGACAATGATAAAAATTGAACATAAACATACGGAAGCAAACGGGAAGACCCCCGAAGATATATTAAATATACTTAAAAAGCATAAATACCACACATTTAAAGAAAAAGAAGATATTTATGGGATTTATTAATCTTCTTCAAATAGTTGAATAGACATCCTCTCTCTATTGCTAGTTACGGGGGTTACCATATGCAGGATCCCTTCAGGATGATTCGTTTGGTCAAAGTAGACGGACCTGTTAAAACTCGGCTCTATGCCTATCCATCTTTCGTTATCCTTGTATAGAAACATTCCGCCATCATTTGTGGAATAATTTTCATTTAAATAAATGGAAGCAGATTGGGCAAACCCCGCATCCGCATGAGCAGGATAATATGAAAAATTTGACCACCTATAAAACATACAGGCAGCTTTTAAGGAGAATGCCATTCCCTTGTCCTGTAGAGCCATGAGGACTCTTTTCTTAAGCTGGCCAACTATATCATTTACAAGTATATAAGAACTATACCTAAACTCTTTCTTGGGTCCGTCGAACGTGTGCATTGAGTGTGTCCCCGGAGCATACGAAGGAATTAAGCCCTTGGATGGGTTGCGATGATGGTTGGTTCTATCTACTTCGGGTTTATCTTGATACTCTTCGATTAATGAGCGGCACAGATTATCTGGCAGAACATTCTCTGTAACTTTAAGCATATAACCCGGTAACCGCGGTAGGACGAAATCCTGAGTCGTGAGGGTCTGTTATAGAGGCAGATTTACCCAACTCATATAATTTGCTAAAATATTCTCTGCCGACGTGGTTCTTGAGGGTGTTGAGATGCGCAGCGTTGCCGGAATCGAGTAGGTCGGTGATTTTAGCTTTGTAGCCTGTTGCAAGAAAATCTGCGTCTGTCTCTGCATGAATCAAAGAGGACAAAATCATCGGGTTGTTTCCAGTATACTCCGGCATCTCTTAAATATTACACATGTTTTTTGTTATTTGTTCCATTACGCAGGAAAACTAACTTATGTTTAACTTTTTCTATTTCGGAGACCATTTCATCGACAGTATCTTCATATTTATTATGCTTACCTAAGATAATAGAATTATGATAAGTGAGTATAGTTATTAGTTGATTTGCGATACATACAGTTTCTTGTTCCGTTTTGGTCATCTTTTAGATTTCCATATCAATACCTCAGGATCATCCGGGGCTTTATATTTTAAAAAATCTGGTATCCAGCCATATGGTCTGGCGTGCCAGTGGAGATGGTCTGGTACTTGATTTTGTACTTTGTCTATGTACATGTTCACCTTGCCAAATTTAGCCTCTCCTATGTCCCTCAGAGCCTTTTCCATATCTTGGGCGTCCTTGTCCGAAATATCCATCGTATGCAAAGGAGAACCCCACCAGACGGCCATAGGGAGGAAGCATGACATACAATCTATAATAATCCACCTATCAGTCTCCTCATAGACATGCAGCCTCGTTTTTAGTTCGCAAAGTTCGCATTTAGTACGCACTTTATAGATAACTTTCTGGCAAGCCTACGAATTCATCAATAAGGCAAATGAATAACGCCTTTTGGGGTTCTTACTGTCGGGTTGCTTGATTTAACCACTTCTTGAACATCTTTGTAGTAGGGGTGCTCTTTATCAGGCCATTCTTCTAGTAGGGCCTTGAGCTTGTCAACAACTTGCTTAACGGCTACGCCAGCCAGCTTTTTTTCTTTATCGGAGTATTCCGCTTCGACAGGATGATTAAGATAATTCCAAAGAGTGTTATAATGGTTTTTCATACCAGATGTAATTACACCATTAAATCTTTCTTTTTTCTATGTTTTTTTGATTTTCCCACTCTAGAGGGATAACTGGCAGGCACCAGCTTCCATTGTACCTTTCGAAGCCGTCTGGGCTGCTTTTATCTACTACGGCCCATCTTTTTGGTTTTTTTCTATTTTCTTTATTGATCCATAATTTATGATTTTTAAATGAATTATAATATATTTCTTTGTATGGTATTTTAAGCTCGCTTCTCTGGTGAAAGAACCATTCTATGTATTTTACTAGTCCTATGGGTAGATAGTCGTATTCGGGTCTCGTGTACTTCTGTCTTTCGAATGATTCTCCTGCCCAGTTTAAATTATGCTGTGACTGCATTATCTCTGATGGGTCTCTCAGGCAAAAAACAATGCAAGCACTAGATTCTGTTAGCTTATGCAAAATATGAGACATACCCGGAGCTTGCATTATTATTTTACTTTTATTCGTTAAAATTTCCATAAAGTCTTTTTCGAAATGAAAGCCGAACTCTTCTTCGTCTATGAAAGTATAACCAAGCTCTTCGCACAGAACTTTCGATACGAGATTAGTACCTGATCTTTGAGGCCCAGAAACAACTATTTTCGAATACTGCTTAAACTCAGAAAAGTCCATAGAAATTAGACGAAAAAAAACCCCACCTCTTTCGAAGTGGGGTAGTTTTTTTCTTAAGGACGTCCTTAATTAACTGGTTTCAAAATGAATGCCTTTAGTAGCCTTCAATACCCAATTAGCAATCCAAGCATAAACCCAACCTGCTACCCAACCTGCTATGCCAAAAGCGGCAACAGCAGAAATGTCGGTAGCGACAGCCGAGCTAACACTCTTTACTGCAGCGTCAACGTCAGCAAGTCCACCAGAACCTACGGCAGCAAGTATAGGTAAAACAATACCCTTGATTGCTCCCGTAACGACTCCCATCAAACCAGCAAAGTTTGCAAAGGACCATGTGCCGACCTTAGTTATAGTTAATGTCTTCATAGATACGTTTTTTTTCATCATACTTCTCCCTACCACCCAGCAGGGCTAACTAAATTACACATTAAGATACACAGGAGAAAACTATTTAGATTTATTTAATTGATCTAATTTGGCATCTATTTTGTCAAACCTTTCATGAATTATATCTATTGCTTTAGAAAGGTCGTCTTTCGTAACGTATTGCTTTGGTAGCTCTATGGCTAACTTTGTTATTCGTTGCGTGGTATCATCATGTTTTCTCCATAACTCGTCTATGCTGTGGTATATGCGATTTACTGTCCATCCCAAAAACATTGCTGCTAATCCAAAGGCAGCGTCTAATACGTATGATACTTCCATAAGTCTTGAGTTATTAATACACAAGAATTATAGAAATCCAGCCAATTAAAAAGAAAACAACCCAAAAAAGCCATCTATTTCTTCCCGCCGTAATACTCTGTAGCGTGTCCTTCATCTACTAAAATTTCATTGTAAGTTTTATAGGCGTCTACTTCACTGTTAAACAGTTCGCCTAATAAGCGTCCAAACTTCCCTTTTTTGTCTATCTTTGTTTGTACGATAAATTTGTTTTTACCTTTTTTTATCAATTCTTTAAGACGGGCTTTAGCAGCTAGGCCTCTCTTTTTCTCAGCTTTGTCTCTAGTTCTGCTTTCTGGGGCATTAATTCCATATAGCCTAATACGTTCTTTTTTGAAGGTGCTGAATCCGCAATCAATCAGTGCATCGACCGTATCTCCGTCTACTACTCTTATTAATTTAGCTGAATATTCGTACATTTTTATAAGACTTAGGTATTGTGTTAAATTTTCATATAATCAAATAATATGAAAGGATATTTTCAATTAGCTCTTGGGAGGAAATACATTGAGGAGTCTGTTCAGTTCATTTCTTCCATAAGGGCTTTTGGGGATGATCTTCCGGTTTCTATCCTAGTTAAGAAAGAAGACCATGAATACGCTTTGTCTCGAAATATATTTGACCATGTGATTATCTTTTCCGAGAACGAGCCTCTGTTCGGTTTATGTAGAAACACCCATGAAGAATACTGCATTTTTCCTAGGCTCAAACTTCTTGACTATATTCCATATAGAGAATGTATTGTGATAGATACCGATGTACTTTGTATCTATAGCGCAGACAAAGCTTGGGACACCTTTAGAGACAAAGGGCAACCTTTCAATTGCGTAGGTGGCTACCATGACCCTTCTTATCATTGGTCTCACATAGATGAAATCAACGAAAAGCTACAAACGAATATAAATTGCGCGCACGGAGGAATATTTTATATAAACAAAGATTTCGGAACAAAAGAGCTGGAAACATTTTTCCTTCACCTTCTATATGCTTTTGTTAACTACGACAAGCTCGGTTTTTTCAGGGGGTTTGAAGATAGGAACAATATCGCAGGAGCAATGACGGATGAAATTCTTTTCGGATATGCTCTTTCCAAAATGAATTTTAATTTATTGACTTATGAGTTATATCCTATAATGACTTTTGAAATAGCCGGTTATTTAGCCGACAAGCTGATCATTCCTCATTATATACAAACTTGGAAGTGGTTCTCAACGCACCACGAAAAAATAGGGAAAGACAAGCCTATCGAGACAAAAGACCCTATACCATTTGTTCACTGTTTCGGAGATGAAAAACAAAAAAAACAATCTTATCAAAAGATAAAATCTGTTATTTCCGATCTTCAGGGGTCTCAATTCCAAGTTCTTCGTTGATGTGAGCTGGATCTATTTTTATAGCAGTTATGGCTTTTCCTTTTTCTTTTAGGAATTGTTCTTTAAATCCGGATTCGCTTCCAGACCATAAATATGGAGTACCGCCGTTTTTGTCTAACTTCTTTTCAACGGTGAGCATCTTTAACCTGTCATTGGGAACAATCATCTTAGTTCCCCTGTCTGTCATGTAAAAGACCGTTTTTAAAATTCCAACGCGAATTATTCTAGCTTGTCTGCCAGAAATGTATAAAACATCATCATTATCGAAATCATGGCCCATCCAAACCATAAAGCCCTCCACTGCTTTATGAACGGTTTCCTTGAAGAAAAAGCCCAATAACGCTACCAAAATGATCCACCCATAATTACCAAGAAAATCCTGAACAACTCCTTTGAATTCAGGACTAGTGATGGTATCTATTGCTTCTTTTTCCATTATGTTATAAATTACACTACAAAAAGGATATAATAAAGTAATGATTTTCGATAAAATATATGTCATTAACGTCGAAAGGAACCTTCATAAGTTCGAAAAAGTTAGAGATAGGATAAGAGAAATTCTACAGGACTCCACATCTATCGAAAGGATCGATGCTGTAGATAGAGATGATCTTACCGAGGAGTGGTTGAAAAAAAAGGGGATTAGGCCCGCTCCTTCATGGAGAGAACCTTGGAGCAATAGAACATTCACCAAAGGCGACATAGCATGCGCATTGAGCCATGCCAAAGCATGGGAAAAGATAATTTTGGATAAGGTAAATGTAGCGTTACTTCTAGAAGACGACGCCGTTATAGAAAAAAATTTCATAGAAGGATGCTCCAAGATAAAGGAGGAAAGAGGAAATGATTTTGATTATATTTATTTAGCTAGGAATAAAATGTCCAAAGAAGAAGAGGAACAAGTTTCAGCCACGCTAGTTAAACCAAAGTATAGCTACTGGTGCCTAGCTTCCCTGATAAGCCAAGAAGGAGCCAGAAAGCTTTTCGATAAAGAATATTTTAAAAACCTAATTCCCTCAGACGAGTATGTTCCATCGAGAGTTTGTGAAGGGGGCGGAAACATACAAGCTAATTCTCTATTCGGGGGTTTGGAAAAATTAAATGCGTTTGCAGTAATGGAAGGTCGTAATCTAGTTTCTCCTGAAGATAGCGCCTTCGAAAATAGCGAAACGGGTAAAGGAGAACCTATGGCGCTTCAAAGTAGATACGATTATATAAACAAAGAATTAAAACTAAAAGTCGTAACAGCAGCCACTGAAGAAACCGACGGTCTCATAAGACTCAAAGAGTCTGCTCTAAGGTACGGAATACCGTTAAAAGTATTAGGAATAGAAAAAGGCTGGACTGGAGGAAACGTTTCTAGACTAGAGAACCCCGGAGGAGGACAAAAAATAAACTTTCTGAAAGAATATCTTACTAGCGAAGAATTAAATGACGATGACTTAATTGTGTTTGTGGATGGATACGATGTTGTATTTACGGGGCCTATAGAATTTGTCTTGGAAAGATATAAAACTTTTAATTCCAAGGTGGTCTTTGCTGGGGAAAGGTCTTGCTGGCCAGATGAGGGCTTAGCTAATAGTTACCCACAAACCGATTCTCCGTACAAGTATCTAAACTCTGGAACTTTTATCGGCACTGTTTCTGAGCTTAGAAAAATAACAGAAGAGTCCATATTAGATACGGATGATGATCAGCTTTATTATTCCCATAAATTACTTTCGGGTAAGTACGATATGGAACTAGATCATCGGTGCGTTATGTTTCAGCCTACAGAAGGTTGTTGGGAAGATATGGATTATATGATACCTGCTGAACGTAGCGAAGGTAATTTAATAAATAAATTGTTTAATACTTCTCCTTGTATTGTTCATGGAAACGGAAGCCCTAGGGCGAAGATTTTTTTCAATAGGGTTTGTGATTATATTTCATGTAATAGATTAGGCTACTTTCTATATAACCCGATTAAAGAACGAAAACTTTCAAAAGATTATTCTATTTCTATATTTGCTTTTATTAAGAATAATAAAGAGATGCAAAATTTTGTTCTTGGGTTAGCCTGCTTAAACAACCCTAAAGAAAAGATATCGATTTATATATGCGGGGAAGAAGGTCTTTCTAGTTCTCAGGTGGACATTTTAAGTGGCTTCAAAAGTTTTAAATTCAAGAAAGCTAAAGCAAACGTAAAACAGTTAGACGAGGCCTTAGAGTACGCAAATGAAATTGGTGACGACTATACTTTTTTGATAAAGTCTAATGTTATACTCAACAACCCTCATGTCCTGAATAATTTAATTAAATCTGATAAGGGAATCATAGCCCCTGTATTAAACGTACCAAATCAGCTTTATGCAAATTTTTGGAGGGGTGTAGATGATAATGGTTGGTACGAGGAATTCCCAGATTATTTCAAGATAGTATCGAGGGAATCAAAGGGGGTCTGGAATTGCCCTCACGTAGCAGAGGCTGTTTTGATAAAGAAGAAGTATGTTAAAAGGTGCTTAGGAAAATTCAGCTTGAACTTTACACCGGAGAAAGGAGACTTCATAACTTTTTGTTATAATTTGAGAAACTCTGGAGATTTTGTGTATGCCGATAATAGAGAAAAGTATGGATACTTACTTGCGGAGTAGTGTATTAATACTATGACATGGCAAGAAAAAAAGCTCCTGCTATTTTAGATTCATTAGAAGAACTAGAATATCTTAACGGACGTAACGGAGGAGTCCTTTCTATTAGCGCTAAAGCGAAAACTAAAGACAGCTTCTTCGTTAAAAGTTTCAAATGGACAGACAAACAAAAAGAATTAATCAAGTTAGCTCTAAGCGACAAATCCAAAATAATTTTTATAGAAGGGCCTGCAGGTACATCAAAAACATTACTTTCTGTTTATTGTGGACTGAGGCTTCTTAGTGACAGCAAAGTAGACGATCTAACTTACATAAGGTCTGCCGTGGAAAGCTCTGACGCAAGACTAGGCTTTTTGCCCGGAGACGCAGACGACAAGTTGCACTACTTTAATTTACCATTTTTGGATAAGTTGAATGAGCTCGTATCAGACGAAGAAATCAAAAAATTACAAAAGAGTCGACGAGTCTCAACTTATCCAGTCAATTTCAGCAGAGGTATGAGTTGGAACAATAAGTGCGTTGTTTTTGACGAGTGCCAGAACAGCTCGCTAAAAGAAATCGTAACCGTTCTCACAAGAATAGGAGAAGGAACCAAGATGTTTCTATGCGGAGACAATAGGCAAACCGATCTAAAAAACGGAAACAGAGGAAGCTTCGCAAAGATAATGAAAGCCTTCTCAGATGAAGAGAGCATAGAAGAAAAAATTCATTCTTTCGTTTTCGACAAAGACGATATTATGAGATCAAACATACTTAAGTTTATTATCAAAAAGATAGACGCTCAAGCAGCGTGAATTATCTAGGGTTTTTACCCCAGTATTTATGTTCGTAATCGGGTGTGTTTTCTCGAGTCATGGCTTCTATCCATTCTGAGTTAGAGCCTTTATCCAGAAGTACATGATTACCGCTATTGGTATCTGCGTGAGGCTGCCACTTTCTAGCTAGAGCAAAAAGCTGAGCCTGCTCATAACTTAAAGCGGAAACCAAAACACAAAACTTTCTTAAAACAGATCTTTGAGGCGGAGGGTTTATACCTCTTTCTATTTTACGCCATACATCCTTAGAGATACCGAGCATAATGCACATTTTTCTGGTATCCTTAAAACGCTTGATTCTAAGTTGTTTTAAATACTGATGAAACTCCATATCGCGTAGCCCCAAAGATGTATAGCTAG